GAGTACTCACTAGAGCTCGCTCAGGATCTTAAAGCAATCCACGGATTGAATGCAGAAGCCGAATTGGCAAACATTCTTTCTACTGAGATTCTTGCTGAGATCAACAGAGAAATCATTCGTACAATCTACAAGGTTGCCGAAACTGGTGCTCAAAACAATACCGCTACTGCAGGTAAGTTCGACCTAGACGTTGACTCCAATGGTAGATGGTCGGTTGAGAAGTTCAAAGGTTTGATCTTCCAAATCGAAAGAGATGCTAACGCTATCGCACAAAGAACTCGTCGTGGAAAGGGCAACATTGTTATGTGCTCTGCTGACGTTGCTTCTGCACTAACAATGGCTGGTGTACTTGATTACACACCTGCTCTTAACGCTAACTTGAACGTTGATGACACAGGCAATACATTTGCTGGTGTTCTAGGCGGTAAGTTCCGTGTATACATCGACCCATATTCTTCTAACGTATCTGACAATCAGTACTACGTTGCTGGATATAAAGGTTCTTCACCTTATGACGCTGGTCTGTTCTATTGCCCTTACGTTCCTCTTCAGATGGTTCGTGCAGTGGGTCAGGACACCTTCCAACCAAAAATTGGATTTAAGACTCGTTATGGTGTTGTTGCAAACCCATTCGCTGAAGGTACAACTGTTGGTGCTGGTGCACTCTCAGTTAATGCTAACCGTTACTACAGACGTGTAACAGTTAACAACCTAATGTAAGCGAGACGCTTATATCTTTCAAAGAGACTCTCAATCGAGGGTCTCTTTTTTTGTCTAAATACACCAGGAGACCTGTATTGAACTAATGGCAACGTATCATATTAAAAAGAAAGCATCATTGACTGATGATGACATTTACTTTAAAGGTGGTGTCAGTTGGTCTGATGATTATGACGCAAGGATGAAGTGGACTTCAAAAGCAAAGGTAGAAGAAGCATTAGCAAATCCTGATGGAAAGAATGGTGGAATGAATTCTGCTAGTTGGGTGAAGGAGTAACTAAATACATATACGACTGTAGTAAGAACATGAAACCTTTTACACCTAAAGACTTAAAAGAAGCACATGAACGCTCGAAGAAGATTACAGATTATCTAATTCGTGAAGGATATGCTGAGAATACCGATATGGCTGGTAACATCATCATGGGTATGAGTGAGCAATGGTATGAACAAATTTTGAATGACTAATGAAAAACTTTGATAAATTTATTGAGGAGGCTGCTACTAAGCGGTGTCCATCTGGAGAATATTACTGTAATACACATAAAGAATGTAGACCTATTCCTAAAGGGTCACATGTTGATCGTGGTGGAATCTTAGTAAAAGATAAAGAATAATGGCTAATGCACTAGCAAATCAATTAACCAACAGGAACTTTTTGTCTCCTGCTGCTTTTTTATTCAATATTACAAAAATACCAAAGGTTTCATTCTTTTGTACTAGTGCTAGTATTCCATATATTTTCTTCGAAACTACTCAACAACCAACATATCTAAAGGATATTGATGTTCCTGGCGAAAAACTTACTTATGGTGATTTAACTTTAAGATTCTTAGTTGATGAAGATTTGAAGAATTATATGGCAATTCATAATTGGATGACTGGTCTTGGTTTTCCAGAATCTGCAGGTGATTTTAAAGCAGAAACTACAAAACCAGATACTAGTAGGGATTTAAATCAGCAGTATAGTGATGGTTCATTAACAATACAAAATAGTAATTTTAGAACAAGTGCTGTTGTAAGATATAAAGATTTATTTCCCGTAAATTTAACTTCTCTAGAATTTGATACAGCAGTTACAGATATTCAATATTTCACAGCAGAAGCCACTTTTAAGTATTTGGTGTATAATATATTAGGAGCAGACGGTAGAACCCGCTTATGAATCTTGAAAAAATTCAGGAGATGTGGCAGAGAGATTCTGTTATTGACCCTGATAATCTACATGATGAATCGTTAAAAATTCCAGTTTTACATTCAAAGTATTATACTGTATATAATACCGTTACTTTGTTGCGTGAAAAAGCAAGAACCCAATATACAAAAATAAAATTAGAACGATATAATTTCTATACAGGAAAGGCACCTGCAGAGGTTTATGCCGAAGAACCATTTCCCTATAAGGTTAGGGAAAAGGATGCCATACAAAGGCACCTAGAGGCAGATGAGAAACTTACTACTATAGACTTGAAGATAAGGTACTATGATACGCAGTTAAAATTTTTAGAAGAAATTATAAAAAACGTCTCCAATAGAACATTCCAGATTAAGAATGCTATAGAATGGAACAGATTCCAAGCAGGAATGTGATAAATAACTTTTTATGAACTGCAAGGGAAGGACTCGAACCTCCAAAACTAACCTCAGAAAGATTAATCGACTGTTAAACGGACAGTTGTGTTTACCATTTCACCACCTTGCATTGGGTGTCAGCTGAGTGCTGACATAAGACGTTGCATACCAATACCTCCACCACTACGGGGGAAGAAGTCAAAGGAAAGAAATTCTTCAAGTTCTTTCTCGACTCTTTCTTTTCCAAATAGATCAATAATGAGTTGAGCATACTGACCATCAGAGATGGTATAGAATGTATCTCTCATTTGTTCTTTATCGGTACTCCTTTCAGCACTACCGATAGTTTCTTTTCCACCTAAGATAACATCAATTTTTTTACTAGTACCATCATCATTTCTAGCCATATTCCAGAAAGGTGATGTCCACTCAGGGAAGTCAGTAATCATACCAGAACCAATCTTATCCTCATGATCATGATCAAGTTCTTTTACGTTGAACATGTTTGACCAATCATCATAAGTTTCTATTGTTAATTCAGGAAGTCCTAAATGTTCGCATAGTTCAATCTCCATTTTTTTGAGATCTTCTACACCACCCTTCATTTCAAATTCAAACATAGGGAAGATTGTTTCATGTCTACCTGGGACAGGATTAGGTTCTGCCCTATATGAGGTTGAGACACAAAAAAATCCTTCCGCAGAAGGATTAGACAACAATTCATATTCTAACCACATTTGACCTGTTTGTGGTAGTGGCCAAATATTATCATTATAGTTATAGGTTGCTACTGTTTCTGGATCTTCACAGGCAGCAAGAATGCTTAAACGATTTTGAGTGTGGACTTCATAGAAACCTTTAGCCAAAAAAAATGACCTCAATAGGCCAACCGTCTCAGTATACTTTTTTGGGTCAATCAGAGCAGTCATTATTTACGAACAAAACTATTTTATTTAGACCAGATAAATATTCTATATTGAATTGACTTGGTATCATGACACACTTGGTTATTGCAAAGAAGAATGAAGTGCTTTTGCGTGTACAGGCAGAACCTCATGTATATTATGAATTAGCAGATCAATTTACGTTTGATGTACCTGGTGCAAAGTTTTCACCAGCATATAAAAAGAAGTTTTGGGATGGTAAGATAAGACTGTTTAATACCCAGACTGGAGAGATATATGTTGGGTTGTTAGATAGGATAGTTCAGTTCTCTAAAGACCACGGATATACTTACGAATTTGTAGATAATAAACATTACGGCACTCCATTTGAAATTAATAAAATGATTTCAAAGGCAGGTGTTAAAGATTACATGACTGCTATCTCTAAACATAAACCTAGAGACTACCAGGTAGAGGGGGTATACGACGCTCTAAGACATAATAGAAAGCTGTTGATATCCCCAACTGCTTCAGGTAAGTCTCTGATGATATATTCGATTGTGAGATATTTTGTTGAACTAAAGAAAAATACTCTGATAGTTGTTCCGACGACTTCCCTAGTAGAGCAGATGTATAAAGATTTTGCAGACTATGGCTGGGACGTAGGTTCATTTTGCCACAAGATATACGCTGGTAGAGAAAGAGAGACGGACTCTCAAGTGATTATTACTACCTGGCAATCAATCTACAAACTTCCCCGAAAATATTTTGAGAGATTCTCTGTGGTTGTGGGGGACGAGGCGCACCAGTTTAAGTCAAAGTCACTTATATCTATAATGACAAAACTTGCCGATGCAAAATATAGGTTTGGATTTACTGGAACATTAGATGGATCTCAAACGCATAAGTGGGT